CCCGTGCGACCGAGTGCTTCCTATACAGCGCAACCTTGTCAGCGGGTTACGTTCGCGTTCGCGCAGTCAATCGCACGGGCACCGCATCCGCCTGGGCCTCGCTTGGCAACGCCAACGCCGTAGGCAATGCCTCCATTGGCACCGGCGACATCTCCAAGTATGACGACTCCGACGTCACGACGACCGGCATCAAGACCGGCGGCGGAAGCAGCACGCGGCAGATCAACGTCATCTTCTCCGACTCGGTCGTCGTCACGCTGGCCGGAGGCGCTACCACCGAGAGCTTCAACGTCTCGCTGACCAACCGCGGCTTCGGGGCCAAGCCTGACATCGGCACCGCGCAATGCGCGTCCGACGCCAACTTGGTCGCAGCCTACGACTTCGACGCCGCGGGCAACTCGAGCACCAACGCCGTGGTGCGCGTGACCACGCTCGACGGCACCAACGTGCCCGCGGGCAACCAGCGTTTCTCGGTCGAGTTCACCGAATACACCTGACCTATGGCTCTCCAGAAAACCTTCACCCTGCCGAGCGGCATCTCGGGCAACTACATCCGCCTCGTCGCGCACCGCTGGGACCGCGCCGCGCGGGAGTCGTCTGCGCTGTTCGCGCTCTACGTCGACGCGGCCGCGGCTCAGTCGGGCAAGGCTCCGCTGACGCCGTGGATCGCGAAGCTCTGGCTGCGCGGCGACAAGTTCGACCAGTATCTGAGCAACGCGGAGCTCTCGACTCCAGGCATCCTCGCGCAGCTTTACGTCGCCGTGAAGGCCGAGCCGATCAGCTGCGATTTCGGCAGCGATGCGCTCGCGGACGCCGTCGACGTCTGACTGTCAGATTCCGCCGGACAGAATTTTGAGAAAAAGAGTTGACCTCGGCGCGCGGTTCTGCATTGTCGGTGGTGTCGGAGGCAATCACGCCCGAGACAAAACAACGACAAATGACCGCTCCAATCCAATCCGGCCAGGTTCTCGAAGCTCGCAGCGCTTGTGATTACGACTGCGTCTTCTCGGTAAAGGTTATCGACCGCAAGGGCTCATTCGCCACGGTCGAAGCGCACGGCAGCACGAAGCGCGTGAAGATCCGCAGCGACGATTGCGGCGAGTACGTCTACGCGCTCGGCAAGTATTCGATGGCGCCGATCTTCCGCGCGGAGGTGGCGTCGTGAAGCGCCTCCTCGCCTTGCTGGCGCTGGCTTCCGCCAGCCACGCCGCGCCTCCGGAAAGCTTCTGGCGGGCATTGCATCAAGTCGAGACCAGCGGCCGGCACGGCGCGATCCTCGGCGACAACGGCCGCAGCCTCGGACCGCTCCAGATCAGCCGCGCGTATCACGCCGACTCTCGCGTTGCCGGCAGCTATGAGCAGGTCACCGACCTAGCCTACGCGCGCCGCGTGGCGACCGCCTACCTCAAGCGTTACGCGCCTGCTGCGTGGGAAGCTGGCGACGTGGCGACGCTGGCGCGGATACACAATGGCGGTCCTACTGGACACCGCAAGGCGGCGACGCTGCCCTACGCCGACAAGGTGCGGAGGGCAAGCCGATGACCTACGATCAATTCATCGACGCGAAGACTAAGGTCGCGCAGGCAAGCGGCTTTGAGCCGCTAGAGATCAAGGCGCCGCTGTTCGACTGGCAGAAGTCGATTGTGCGCTGGGCGATTCGCCAAGGTCGCGCCGCGCTCTTCGAGGACTGCGGCCTTGGCAAAACGGCGCAGCAGCTCGAATGGGCACGCCAGGTCGCGCAGTTCACCAATATGCCGGTGCTTATCCTGACGCCGCTCGCGGTCGCGAATCAGACCGCGGAGGAGGGAAAGAAGTTCGGCATCACGGCAACCGTCCTTCAGGACGGCATCGAGGTTCAGGCTGGGCCAGGGATCTGGATCACGAATTACGAGAAGCTCGAGCACTTTAACCCTGCCGCGTTCGCAGGCGTGGTGCTCGACGAGTCGTCGATCCTAAAGGCGTTTACGGGCAAGACGCGCATCGCGCTGACCGAAGCCTTCAGCCGCACACCATATCGTCTCTGCTGCACGGCGACGCCTAGTCCCAACGACTACACGGAGTTCGGCCAGCACGCCGAGTTCCTCGGCATCTGTTCGCCGGCGCAGATGCTCGCGACGTTCTTCATCAACGATACCTTCAACACCGGCGACTGGCGGCTGAAGGGTCACGCCGAGGGAGAGTTCTGGAAATGGCTCGCCAGCTGGGCCGCGTGCGTCAGCCGGCCAAGCGACATCGGCTTCTCGGACGAGGGCTACATCCTGCCTCCGCTCAATATGATCGTGGAGATGGTCGCCGTCGATCAGCGGGACCACTCGGGCGAAGAGCTATTCCGTCACGCCACGCTCTCGGCAACCACGATGCACGAAGAGATGCGGCTCACGTCGGAGGCTCGCGCGAAGCGAGTGGCATCGCTCGTCAACAACTCGAGCGAGCCGTGGATCGTCTGGTGCAATACCAACGACGAAGCCGACAAGCTCAAGGCTCTAATGCCCGACGCGCTCGAGGTGCGAGGATCCGAAACTCCGAAAGCAAAGGAGCAGAAGATCGCTTCCTTCACGAATGGTCGAGCGCGCGTCATCATCAGCAAGCCATCAATCTGCGGGATGGGCCTCAACTGGCAGCATTGCCGCAACGTGGCCTTCGTCGGCCTCAGTTACTCGTTCGAGGACTTTTACCAGGCGCTTCGTCGATCCTATCGCTTCGGCCAGACGAAGCCAGTCAACGCGCACATCGTGCAAGCGGAGACCGAAGGAGCCATTACCCAAGCCATCAACCGGAAGATCCATCAACACCAGACAATGCAAGAGAAGATGAAACTCGCGGCGGCAGCGTTTGCCGAGAATCGCATCAAGGAAATGAAGAAGAACACGGCCGTCGACTTTAAGACTGGCGACGACTGGAAAGTCTACCACGGCGATTGCGTTCGCGTGGCGAAGGAGATTGCCGACGAGTCGATTGACTTCTCGATCTTCTCGCCGCCGTTTGCCGATCTCTTCACCTATTCGGATGACCTCCAGGATATGGGCAACTGCGCCGGCATCGAGGATTTCACGAAGCATTTCGAGTTCCTCATTGCGGAGATCGCGCGCATTATGGTGCCAGGTCGCGAGGTCGCCGTGCATTGCGTCGACCTCTTGTCGACCAAGTGGAAGCACGGGCGCATCGAGTTCCAAGACTTCAGCGGGGAAATCATTCGCGCATTCTGGCGCCACGGCTTCCTTTTCCATTCCCGCATCTGCATCTGGAAATCACCCGTCACCGAGATGCAGCGCACAAAGGCTCACGGTCTGCTTTACAAGACGCTCAAGGCCGACAGCTGCGATTCGCGCGTTGGCTGCGCTGATTACCTGCTCGTCTTCCGCAAGCCGGGAGAGAATCCGAAACCCGTGACCAAGGATCCGAGCTCGTTCCCGGTCGATATGTGGCAGGAGTATGCCTCGCCAGTCTGGATGACGGTCGATCAAGGCCGCGTTCTCAATCGCGATGGCGCGCGTGACAACGCCGACGAGAAGCACATCTGCCCGCTTCAGCTGGACGTGATCGAGCGAGCCGTGACCCTTTGGTCAAATCCTAGCGACCTCGTCTATTCGCCGTTCACGGGCATCGGATCGGAGGGCTACCAGTCCTTAAAGCTTGGCCGCCGCTTCGTCGGATCCGAGCTCAAGAGAAGCTACTTCGAGCAAGCCTGCGCTAACCTCACGCTTGCAAAGTCACAGACTGAACTCGCGCTCGTATGATACCCAAGATGATCGCCAAGGCACTACTCTCCGGCAAGACGCCAAAGGAGTTCGCGCACGAGGCCGGCATCTCTGTCTCGTGGGCTTATCGGCTCGCGTGGGACGCTGGCTTCAAGTCGGTCTACATCTCGCGCGAGGAACAGAGGATGATCGAGAAACGGAGGGCCATCCGATGAACCGCGCGACCAAGGCGCTGTTTGCGTCGGGCGTTGCCTACTCGCACTACGCGCTGGGCAAGGCGGTCGTCTTTCGCGATCAATCGAAGCGGCAGCACAGCGCGCTCAGCCAGCGGCTGCTGCGCCAGTCGATGCGCGA